CAGGCCGGGGAGAGATGCCATCTATCGTGCCCCCGTCTTTGAGACTTCGCGGATGATGCCCTTGCCGAGATTGTCTGCCAGCTTGTTCACAGCCTCTTGGGCTGCCTCGTCGAGCGCAGGGCGCAGGAAAGGTTGCGCCGCAATGTGCTGCGTTCCGAACTCCAGAAACCAACCGTAGAAAAGTCGGGTGCCTACATAGGCTGTACGTGTAGATCCGCCCAGCCGCGCCTCGCCCCGATCGGTGAAAACGCGGATCGACTTCCTCAACGCACCACTATCAACCGGCGCATTCTGCTTGGCTCGGTTTACGATCACCCGGGCGCCGGCCCTGACCGCATTCGCTCCGAGACGCCCCGCAACCCCGCCGCCGAGTCGCTTCAACGCGAGTTCAAGATCCTTCTCCCCGGTCATTCGCAACTCGACCTTACCAACCATTCAAGCTATCGCCATATGATGAAACACCGCTTCTTTGGAGATTGGCCCATGAGAGACTCCTCAATTATCGCTATGGCACTGTTTCTGCTCTGGCCTGCCACCGCCAACGCCGTGCCGCGTTGCCTGCCGTATCTCGACATGAAGGATGCCCTGTTTGCCGAATCCGGGGAAATCCCATTCATGGTGGGCGAAGGCAGATTAACAGAGACCATGCAAATGGGCTGGATTCATCATTGGGTGAACCCAGCGGATGGCAGCTGGACCGCGACCTGGGGAGTGGTCAATGAAGGTGCCTGCGTCATCGCTAGGGGCGGAAACTGGCGTTTCTCCGAGCCGCCCACGACAGAAAAACCATCATAGCCTAGCAGCCCCATTTGCCGGCTTAGCCTTCCGCACGACACGATCCCCAAATGCCGCGTGTAGCTTAACGCCCACCTTCTTCGGATCGAGCTTGTCTGATGGTGCCGTCGCCCCACCCCACTGCGCCATGAAATCCTGTGGCGTGAACGGCTTTGGTCGCTTCTTGGCGTTGCGGTTGATGTTGGCCAAGGTAGCCGCCACCATCCCGAGCCCAAACTCAAGCCGAGTGTCAAGCGGCGGCTCGAGCCGCCAATAGGCAGCCCATTCCAGCAGCTCCGCCTCGCCGATCCGCTCCTCTAGTTCGGCAACCGTACATCCGAGGTGACTTGCAAGTCGGAATGCGTGCCGCCGTTTGCCGTCGGTCCTGAGTTTTTTTCCAGGTCCTCACCGCCGGCCAGAACGTTGATTGCGCGGATCATCTTTCCCGCGGTTGCCTCCGATAAAGACGAGATTAGCGCCACGCCATCAGGATTAGCCAGCGGCCGATCGACACCATCAACAATCGAGTGCGCGATGGTCTTATAGGCAAAGCTGTCCGGGTCCTTCAGCGTCCCATCCTTTGCCTTGACCTCACCATCGCGCAGCTTGCGGCCATCTGCGACGGTGAATCCTCGCATCGTGATCGAGCGGTCCCACTCCGGCACGAAGCACTCCGCTTCAGGCAACAGGACCTTGATCTTTTTCAGTTCGTCAAGAAGGGTGCTCATTCAGGTGACTCGCTTTACGGAGTGATTGTGATATCGCCGGTCGGCTTCAGCGTGACGCGTAACGGATAGACGTTGTCGACGGCTGCGCCGATGTTCCAACCCGTGACCAGCGCCGCGAAGTCCCACGTCTGAACCGGCGAGGTCTGCAACTCGATCTGCATATTCCGGGTTGTGCCGCCGTCCAGATCCGTCTTCAGCCCGGTGTGTTCAGCATCGCCCGGATCGTATTGAAGCTCGACGCTGATTTCTGCGCCGTCCTTCAAGGCAGTCTTGTACTCACGCGCCGCGCTCGAAAGATTGGTGACGTCGATCAGGGATCGCGAAGCACCAGCGGGATCGAGCGAGACGATCTGGCTGATTGCCGTAAAGACCTCAGGCGACCCGCCATCGCCGCGCCGGAGGACCGTGCCTTCGGTTACAAAGCTTGCCATTTTCCAGAACTCCAAACGAGAAAGGGCGCCCGATCGGACGCCCCACTAACCCCGCTGCTTTTGCGGAAACCTTACTCGGCGTGCGACACCAGATAGTCTTGCCGCACCCGGTTGACGCTCGCGCTGTCGTCGCCAACGTCAAGCTCAAGATCGCCGCCCTCGTCCTCGAGGAGGATCTGGTCGATCTTGAGTGTAGCTGCGACGCCCGCGTACCCATCCAGCGCCGCACGCACCGCAGCGGCCACCGCCTGCACCGACGATTCGGTGAGCCCGTAGCTGTCCAGCTGGAACCGCGGCTGTTGCCGCGTCGCCTTGCCGCCGGAGCGCGTCATTACTCGAAACTGCCCGCGCGCCGTGCTGATCCGCTGGTAGCGTATAGCCGGGTAGGTGACGTTCTGCGGCAGTACCTTCGGATAAATCCTGGTGCCCACCAGTGCGGTCACGCCCGCGTCGAGCTCCAGAATAGCAACCACAGCAGCCTCAGCGCTGGCCATCAGACCCTGACCGCCGTCGCCGTGACCTCAAGCGCAACGCGCCGGCCCAGCTCCGCGATCCCCTCGATGTCCCAGACCGTGCTGTCATGCTGAATACGCATCTTGGCGGTCAGGCCAGCGAACCAGCGCATCGTGAAGGTAGAGGTCCGCGCAGCCAGCTCCTGATCGGCACGAAACCGCTCCCAACCGCGCACATCCTTGCGGGCGGCATGCAAAGTTCTGATCGTTGTCCATGTCTCGATCGGCTCGCCAAATTCATCGCGAGCTTCCGTCGCTTGCTGGATCTCGACGACTCGATTCATCGCTCCGACACCCTTCAGGACATCGCATCGCGCGCACGCTGTCACCGCGTCGAGCCCGCCAGGCTTGGCAGCGCGCCGGGCCGCATGAACATCATGTATTGCTCGAGGAGCCTTCCAGGCCCATCGCTCTCGCAGCCGTCATAGGCATTCTGCACCATCAGGGTGAGCGCCTGCCGGATAGGCTCTGGCACATCGTTCGCGTCGTCACCATAGCCGGCCGTGAAACGCACCGTCACCGCCTCGGGTTGGTCCCGCGTATCCGGCCAAGTCTGCCCCCATGCCGGCACGATCTTCGGGCGCGAGTCGCCGCCGTTGCCAACCACCTGGTACAGGCTCGCAGATAGCGTCTGCGTTGCTCCGGCCAGATCGACATAGCTGATTGACCCGACCGATTGCAGCGGGGAAAGAGGCACCCGCACTGCGCCATAGGGATCGCCGGGCATGACATTGGAAAGCGGGAAAGCGTCGAGCTTGTAATCCCAGACCTGGGTGATCAAAGCGAGCCCGCCGCCACCATCCCGACCATCGATCTGCTGCACAGCGCTCCGCAGATACCCCATGATCAAGGCATCGTCGTCATCAATGCCGTCGAGACGTGCACCCGCCTTGAGCTCAGACAGGGTGAGCGGCAGCGCCGCGGGCGCGGTGATCAGGGTCAAGCTGCTCATCTGTTGTCGCACCTCAGCACAATAGTTCGATCGGCCTCGACGCCATTCGTGGTTACGACGTGCTCTGTCAAACGGTAGACCCTGCCAGCCACCAGACCCGATACGATCACAGTCTGCGACGCCTCGCCCGAGAGAACCGGAGTGGCTGGCGTGCCCTCGTTGCTGGGATCGATCGCCCACGTCCTGGACGCGATCGTATCCCCTGCAGCAAGCCAATCCGTCCAGTCGTGCTGCCAATCCAGCACGCTTGCCGGGTCGACCAGGAACGGGTTAACCATCGGCCTAAACCTGCGCCACCGTAAACACGCCGCTGGCGTTGATGTTCACCGCAAACGTGCCGCTGGTCGTGGACACCGATCCGCCGCCAGTGTCGAGATCAGAATAGGCGACCAGCCTGTCTGTGCTCGCTAGAGCCGCATTCGCATCCGCGTCCTCGACGATCACCGCGTATTTTGCCGTGATGGTCGAGCTGGTCCAGCTTTGATCATCGCAGTCATACGTGACCGTGCCGGCCGCATGCACGACGGTGCTCGTCAACAGCTTTCCATGCGTGCTGTAACCGCCGGCCGCGGCGACTTCGTTGGCCGAAACGTCTGTCCATGTCGCATGGACATTGTCTGATGGCGTGTATGCCGAAGTGACAAGCACCATGCGATAGCGTGGCGTCCCGGTGTCATTCAAAGCGCCGATGACATTTTCGAGCATTGCCTCGATACCGAGGCCATAGACCTGCCATGCACCTGCAGCCATAACGTGTACTCCTCTTTTTTGATGCTTTGATCAGGCAAGCGACTACGCCGCCTGGGTGACTCTGATAACA